TTTCCATTACCATTTCCACCATTTCCATTGCCACCATTTCCACCATTTCCATTGCCACCATTGCCATTACCATTTTTCTTTTTACCATTATCATTTTCAGGTCGTAAGTAACCACCATAACCTATTCGATACCCTGTAGGGATTGGTTTACACTTTTTTTCATCATAACAATAATAATAACCAGATTTACACTTTTTCATCTTTGTTACTCTTACCAGTATTATTTAGAAATTGTTGTTTCAGCATTTTTGAAAGATCAGATGTTGAACCTACAAACAAAGCATTATTCGTAACATTGTTTGTAGTTTTTGCTTTATCTTCATCAACTTCTTTAACTTTTTTTTGTAGATCCATCAATTTATCAGTGCTATCTGCGACACTTTTAATCAATTGACCTGCAACTTCATATGCTCTTGGACTTGCTGTTTCACCAGCAACTTCCATGATACCATTAATTGCTTCCTGTCCTTTTTCAATTAAGGAATACAATTGTCCTCTAGTATAATCATAATCTTTTTCAATGTCATTTGATTTGGATAATTGATCTTTTTTAGATGCTATTGGTTGAATATCAACATCAGTGGTTGTATTCAGTGCCTTTTCAATGCTGTCGTAATTATTATCAGACATGATTAAATATCCTTACCTTGTGTAGGACTATAAGATTTAGCATCAGAAAAAATTGCAGTAGTTTCACTGAATCCAAAATCATCATCTGGTCCTGCACTAACAGGATCTGGTGTAACTGTATATCTCTGAACACGTTTTGCTGTTTTAGTATTAGTGTCAGGATAGTAATCGACCTGAACTTTTTTGATAAGACCTTCAGAGGATTCTGCAATAGGTCCGAATAAATATGTTTTTGCTGTAAAGTTTAAGGTGTATATAAGTGCTCTTCTTGTACTAAAGTCTCCCTCATAATCGTCTTGAAAATTAATACTATCCAAGACAATTGGTATATCCCTTTTCTCACCAATAGATTTTACAAGATCCACTGTTAGATTGAATGATGGTTGAAAATATGGAAGTATTTGTTCTACAATTTGTAATGCATCATCATTCATTTTAGTTAAAACATTTAATTCAAATCCAACATTGTAAGGTACAGGCATGTAAACCTTTTTCATATTGGTTCCATCAGATGCTTTAAAAGTTTGTGTAACACCAGTTTTTCTTGTTGAATCGTAATTAACACTTGTCATCTCAAATGACATTCTTGGTAGTGTTATTTGTACTGGTTTATTTAAATCTGCTTGTTGCTCTAATCTTGCTAGAAATTTTTGAGAAGGACCATATGCCAATGGCACTTTCATCTCACTATATGTGTTTCCTGCAGAGTCATCATGACGAATATAAATTTGATTGAACAATGTTCCAAAAGCAACAATTGTCTTTCTCATTATTTCGTGATAGTAATAAGTTCCTAACATTAAAATGTACCAAATGGATTTCCTTCTGAAAAGTCAATGATGTCATCAGCTTCACTTTCGATTTCATCACCTTTATCGTATTTATCAACAAATTCTGCTGACTCTATGTAATCCACTGTATATTGTGCTCCAGATGTTGCACCAATTGCAACATCACCAGAAATAAATGTTCCGTCTGTAGTTCCTAATTTAAGAGTATTTGTAGTAACATTCCAAGTTTTAACTCTACCTTTTGCACCAGAAATAGAACCTGTGACGAGTTCATTGAATTTATATGTTCCAATACCAGTAATTACAGGAGGAGGTGACACGGTTGCTATGCCTGTTGTTGAATCATATCCAATACCAGTATTTGACATTAACACTTGAGTAATAGTATTAGCAGTGCTTACTACAACTCTTCCCGTTGCAGTTCCTATTCCAGATGATGGTGTTCCAAAGAATATTTCAGGTGCAGTTGGATATCCATCTCCAGCATTAGATATAATCACTTGACCTATACCAATTCCATCTGTAACTAAATTAGCAGTGGCAGCAGCACCAACACCATAGGATGTTGAACCAATTCCTAAAATTGTAGAGGCAGCACTAACAATGGTGACCGTAGGTGTAACAGTATATCCAGCACCTGCATTTGTCATTAATATTTCTTTAATTGAATGCACACCATTTACTGATGTAGTTATTGCTACAGCAGTTGCATCAATTCCACCATCTGGAGCAGAATCGATTGAAATTGTAGGAACTTTTGTGTAGTCATATCCATCATTATTTAAAATAATATTTCTAATGTAACCAGATGTTGTGGTAACTCCTAAAGTTGCAGGTGTTCCAACAGAAATTAACTTTAATGAGGTAATATATCCTTGATCGACAAGAGTATCATCAATTTCCTCAGTAACTCCACTAATTTGATCCCATCCACCAACTTCATCTTGAAGTTCAAAGAGTTCACATCTAAGTTCATAAACATAATTCTTACCTAACTGGTAGAAAGGTTGCTCATGCTCTACAAATTTAATCTCAAAAAGTCTTTGTCCTAATGGAAAAAATATGAGATCTCCTTCACTAGGTCTAGTTGAAACTTCGATTTCATCTTCTGGCAATGCATCTAAAAATGGTGCAATAAAATCTTCAAACCTTTCTTTTGAGATTGTTAAAATAACTTCGTCTTTTAGACTCATTCCAAATTTAGTCATCACATCACCAGCACCACCATATCCTTCGTAAGTATTGACATATGCTTCAATTGCAAAATTATCAACAAAAGAAGAAGATTCAAGTTCTGTA